GTGGTCGGCATGCGCTTGATGCACTGGAAGTAAAGGTCCTGCACCACGCGCGAGAAGGTAATCGCCTCCAGGGTGATGCCGTTCACCGAACGGCGTAAAGAGTGCACGCCGAAGCGCGACGCGAAAAACAGATCGTTGCCGACGCGCTTGATCGTGCGCTTGCCGATGGTGCCAATCGGCACACGGAAATCCCGGAGCAGGGCCCAGTTGTTGATGTCGGGATCGGCGACGTACAACAGCGTCTCGTTGCCGCAGAAGATCGCGAGCTTATTGCCCTCGAACGTGCCGAGCCCGCGCACGCGATCCTTGCCGGTAAGGTCGTCGCGGATATCGAAGCGCGCCCCATCGCCGGCGCCGGTGCCCACGGTGAAGTCGGCGGCGCCGGCCTTGGACACGGCGATCTCGGTGTAGTCCGGGCCGTAGCCAGACACGCACAAGCGCGCGAGCACGTTGGCGGCGCAGCCGCCGCGAATGGCCACCGGAAATATCGTGCTCTCCACGTTCCACGCACTGCCGTTCCATGAGTGCGGAATGCCGGTGTCCACGAACACGTATTCCTTGCCGAGATACTGGCACCAGTCGATGGCCGACCCGAAGCTCCACGTAGTGTCCACGGCCGCGAGCGTCGGATATTGGAGCAGCACAAGCGAAACACCGCCGGTGCCGCCCTTCTGGCCGTAGAGCACGACGTCCTTGCCGTAGTGCTCGCAGTACGCGACGTTGGTGCCGGCCGTTATCCCGCTCTTGATCTTGTGCCCCGGCAACTTGTTGATCTGGCCGCGCAGGTCCACGAAGGCGTGCTCGCAGATCTCCAGGAAGCGTTCGCCCATCTGGCGCCGGTCGGCGATGGCGTCGAGCCCGACGAAGCGCGCGTAGGGATAGAGCTTCTCGGGCATCAGTAGTCCGCCCCGCGCTGATCGTGGTCGATCTCCAGGATGCCCATGACGTTGCGCAGCTGGCCGAGCCACGTGTTGAGTTCGGTGTAGTACTGCGCGCGCTGCTTGTTGACGTTCTGCGGCCGGGTCGTCATGTCGCGGTCGAGCGCCCAGAAATACTTGATGCCCTCGATCATCACCCGGTCGCCGATCTCGCGGAACTCGTCGGTCGCGATGTAGCGCGAGATCCGGCCACGGTAGAGCGGCCGGATCACGCAGTTCGGATTGGTGGTGTGCGGCGCGTCGGCGATACGCAGCTTGGACTGGCCGTTGACCCAGCTGGCCAGGGTGAAGGTGAAGATGTCTCCCGGCGGAAGCCCATAACCGACGCCGCGCAGACGCACGGGCGTGTAGGGCCCCATGCCGGTGAAGCCGGACAGGATGGTGATCTCGGTGTCGTCGGCGACGACGCTGGCGAGCCCGTCAGGGAACTGGAACTCGAGCAGCTGCAGGAAGTAGGGATGGCGATTGACGTCGTCCACCGTCTTGTTCGCCGCGTTGACCAGCGGGTTGCTGTACTTGGCGATCAGCACCGCGGCGTTCTTCTCGCCGGCCTCGTTGACCGCGTCCTCGATCAGCTTGTCGAGCCTGGAGAACTCGCCCGAGACCGTCGTGGTCTCGGCGTTGAACGGGAACGGCCGGTTGTTGAGGGCGGCGACCATCACACGGCCTGCAGCCGGGTGACGCGCATGTCGCGCACGAACATGTGCTGCTCGAAGCGCTCGACCTTGTCGGGCGGCACCGCGGCGTAGCCGTCCTGGAAGCGCACTTCGAAATCGCCGAACAGCATCACGAGACTGGGGTCCGCCTTGGTCGCGTACATCACGACCTCGCCGGACTTCATGCGCGCGACGTTGGCCGAGAACGTCGCGTGGTCACGATACGACACGATGTCGTTGCCGATGATCGCGACCTCGTCGGCGGCATAGAACTTGCCGGTGGTGTAGAGGAAATGCCGCTTGAGCCGGTTGGCCACCACCTCCGGGACCGACACGCGCCCGAGATTGAAGCGCACGGTGACGTCGCCAAGCTCGATAGTCAGGCCGGGATCCTTGGACACGAAATCGACCATCGCGCCGACATACTGCTGCGTCAGGCCGGCCTCGCCGTGCAGGGTCCACACGCCATCGACCAGGGTGACCGAGCCCGGCACCGGCACGGCCGAACTGGGAACTTCGACCGGCGGCTCGTCGGGCGCCGCGAACAGCGCTGCGGGCGGTGCATCCATCTGGTCGGCGGCGGCCTGGACCGCCTGCTCCTCCGTGACGGGCGGCTCGGCATCGGGGATCGGCGGCTCGCCGACCACCAACTCGCTGTTCCTGGTCGTCTGCTTCGCTGGCATTGGCACTCCTCGATGTGAATTGGGGCGGCGGGAGTGCTCCTCCCGCCGCCCCAGGTTGATGCGCCAGCAATCCTGGCTGCGGCGCTTACGGGCCGGTGATCTTGTTCCACCCCGTGATCAGCGAGTGGGTCTTCTCCTGGAGCATCTCCAGGCCGCACTCGGCGAGGTACTCGTCGGTCACGCCGTCGATGCCGGGCGACTGGCGATCCTTGAGCAGCACGAGATCATCGATGTAGCGATACTTGAGATCGCCGGTGTCGAGGATCAGCATCATCTGCTCGGCGCCGGGGATCTGGCGGAACTGCGGATGGGTCTTGACCATAAGCTCGCCGGCGAACGTCATGTACGACGTCATCGACATGCCGTAGGTCATGTTGCCGCTGACCGCATTGATCGTCCACCGGTCCTTGGCGATGCGCTGGAGCATGTCGGCGCACTGCCAACCACAGAGTGCGAGCTTCTGTGACGAGCCGAACGCGAACACGTGCTGCGCCAGGAAGGTGTCGAACGTGACCTCGTCCAGCAGCCCCGGCGTGGTGGCGACGGAGATGTCGAGCACGTGGCTCGTGAGGAACGAGACGATGCCGCCGGTGTAGCGCTCGGGCTGACCGTTGGCGCCGGTGATGATGTCCTTCTTGCCCCAGATGAAGGCGCGCTCGGTCTCCATCATGTGCTGCTTGAGCGCGTCGCGCGTCTTCTCGACGTACTGGTCGCCGGTGCGGAAGTTGGTCTTCATCGCGGTGCGCGTGATGTTCACCGGCGTGCGGAAGATCTGGCAGAAGTTCTCGGTGCTCGCGGCGTCCCACGAGATCGCGACCGGAGTATCGGCGCCTTCGGCGTTGGCATTGCCGACCAGGAACCACACGTCGGAAGCGTTGACCGCGACACCGGTCCCGGAGTTGCCCACACCGCGCGTGACGGTGAGCGTGGTGCCCGACGGCTTGGCGGTGACTTTCGCCACCTCGCCGGTGCGCCAGTTGCGGATCATCGCGCCGATGCGGATGAAGGTGAGATCCGCCGCCGCCGTGGCGGTCAGGGTCACGTCACCGGCGAGCGCGGTCCCGGAGTGGGTGAAGCGGAAGTCGGGGAGATCCTTGCGGAAGTTGTGATATTCCGGGTCGTCGGTGCTCTCGCTTCCGAGCATCGACAGGATCGCGGTCAAAGGGGCCGAGCCGTTGGGCTCCAGCATCAGCCACTTTTCCCGCCAATTCTCGGCGCGATGGTCGGCGGGAAAACCGCCGGTGCCGCGCATACCAAGCACTGCTGGCATGACATCACCATGGTCAGAGGTTGCGTTACCGCTTGCTCTGGTCCCGGTGCTTCGTCGCTAGGCCAGCCTGCTCGGATATCGGACTACGCCGTTCGCGAGCGGGTGTCAGGTCGGATAAGCACAGACCGAACGTCGCTTACAGCGCGGCACACTACGCCCGGTCACATCATCTTGTCCATCAGGGTTCGGTTGAAGTCCTCCTCGGGGAGCGCACCGTTGCCGCTGCCGGGACCGCCGGCGCCGGCCGAGCCGGGGATCGCACCGCCACCGGGACGTGGTGATGCCATCTCGCCGCCGGCGCGCGCGAGATCACTCGACACGCGCTGCGTGGTCTCCTTGCGCTCGGCGATGGCGCGGCGTCCAGCCGCGATCTCGTAGTACTTACGAATGGCACCGCCCATCGCCTTGGGATCCTGCAACACGCGGTTCTTGAAGCCGGGAAACTCGGCGTCGGTCTCCTTGACGAACGATGCGAAGCCGGCGACCTCCTCGGGCGTATCGATCCCGAGTTCGGTCGCGACGCGCGCGGCCTCGGCGTTGATCGCGCTCTGCAGCGCCTGCTGCGAGCGCTGCTGCAGGTCCTGCTGGAAGCGCTGCATGGTCTGGACCATCGGACCGAAATTCTTGACCATGGTCTCCAGCGCGTTGCCGTGCTTGAACATGTTCATCAGGGCATTGCGCGCGCCATCGGGGAACTGCAGCCCGTTCATCTGCTCCATCTGCTGCAGGTCGCTCTCGGCATTGTCGTTGGGCGGCGGCATGCTGAAGGGCGCACTCGCGGCTTGGGCTGCGGCCGTCGCCGCTGCTGCCGCCGCGGGCGCACCGCCGGCCATGGCCTGCAGCGGATTGGTCGGCGCAGCGCCGCCACCGTTCGCGGGACCGCCGCCGTTCTGTCCATTGGCCTGGACAATCTTCTGGACAGCGGACATCACCAGTTCGGCGAGCTTGCGCGGATCGGTGATCCCGGTCTGGCGCTTGATCTCGTTGATCACGCCGAGCACCGGAGAATTTTCCCCGACCGCCAGACCCTGCTGGGCCAACTGACGGATCGTGTCCACCGGGTACTCGCGCTCTTCGCCGCGGAACTTGATGCGCATCGTGCTCGGCGCATCGTTGGGCCGCGCGCCGGCCTGCGTGCCCGGCGCCGGACCCTGCGAGGTTTCCTGCGGCGGATTATCGGTGGTCGTGGCCTCGGCCGACGCCGAGCGCGGCGTGCCCTGACGGATCTCGAAATCGAAGTCGGGCGCAATCGTGCCCTGGGTCTTCTCGGGCCGGATCGAGGTCTTCGCCGCCGGCGTCGCCTGCGGGCTGTCGTTCGCCGCCGAGCGCTGGTCCTGCGGATTGGGGACGTCGGCCGGCTTCTGGTTGGTGTTGGTCGTGCCGGCGCCCGACCCGGGCACCCGGATGCTGGTCGCGGTGCGTTCGTCAACCGGCTTGGTCATCGGTGGCATCGTTGTCCTCCTGCGGGCGCCCGAGCCTGGGCGGGGCGCCGATTACCTGTCCCTCGAAAATCACCTGCCCGGAACGAATGAGATCGGGCAGCGTCAATGCCGTGCGAAATGCGCTCGCCATCGCGGCGGCGACACGGATGTTGTCGGCCGGGCCGCTGGCGCCGGCCAGGGCAAGCTCGACGTGCTTGGTCATCTGGTTCTCAAGATGGCGTATATAGGTTTTCCAGAACCAGCTGCCGGCGATGCGCTTATACTCGGCGTCGAGAAACGACTGCGGCGTGTAGACGTTGACGACCGGATCGGGTGTCATCGCACGCCGGACGCCTGGGTCGGCTGGGTGTGCAGCGGCTGCTCGGCCGCCGGCGACGATTGCTGCACGGCGGTGGTGCGCATCGCGTCAGAGAGAGGAACAACGTTGCCTTTCTCCTTGTCGCGCATGACCTGCTCGTCGGGCTGGACCTCGGTCTTCTGCTGCGCCATCTGGGCATTGGCGGCGGCGACCTGAGCCTGGACACCGGGATTGTTCGCCATCGCGCCGGCCTGCTGCTGCGCGTTCTGCTGCTGGCCTTCCTTCTGGGTGTTCTGCCACTCCTCGACGTCGCTGAAGCCCATCGAGATGAAAAGCTCGTTGAAGATCTTGGCCATGTTCCAATTGGCGGCGGTGTTGGTCTCGCCGATGACGCGGATCGCGCGCATCAGGTTTTCCGAGTTCGCGCGGGGATCCGCCGGGAGCGTGCCGTCGCTGAGCAGGTAATCGAACTCGCCCAGGATCTCCTTCTGCTTCCACTCGTACCAGCCGTTCTCCAGTCTGGCGTACTGGGGGGGCAGCTGGACCTGCCCCCCGTAGACGCCAAAGTACTGCAGGTTCCACACCATCTGCAGCACCATGGGCCGGATCTGCGACGCGCTGAGCATCCGCGCCTGGGTGCCCAGACGCTGCTGACCGAGCGAGGTCAGCCGCGCGATCTCGGTAGCGGAGCGCTGGGTATCGGTCTGCACGCCCTGCGCCGTGTCGTTGGCCGCGAGCAGGCGTTGCTGAAGCTGGGCCGCCTGATCCATCTCCTGCCAGAAGCTCTGGGTGCTGTCCTTCTGGTCGATGGGCAAGAGAGCCGTCTTGAGATCGGCGCCGGGCAGCGCGCGGATCAGGCGCGCGGTGTTGGGGTTGAGGATGTCATCGATCATCACCTTGGTCGGATCGGCGATCATCCGGCCGCGGATAAGATTTTGAGTATTCTCGACCCTTGCGCGCAGCAGCCAGTCCTGGAAGCGCTGCAGCGGCGCGCCAAGCTCGTAGGCGCTCGACGCGAAGATCTTGTGCGCGTCCCAGTCGCAGGCGCCCGACGCTATCGGCATCTGGCCGTGCGGGTAGGGCGACTTGTCGAACATCACCACGGTCTTCTCGTCGGCGACAACGATGCGGTAGAGCCCGAACGGCGCATTGACGCCGAACCACTTCGGCGAGATGAAGGCATAGAGCGTGTTGAGGACGTGGTTGCGCCCCAGGCCGAACTTGCTGCTCGCCGTCGGCATGCTGGTCCGGCCGCCGTCGCGCAGGGTGTCGGGCTTGGTGCCGCGCTGGCTCTGATCGAGCAGGCGGTTGCAATCCCAGCCGGTCACCAGATGATTGCTCTCGACGCGGTCGAGATTGGCGTAGAGCTTGCGCCGGTACATCGCCGAGATGCTGGCGGTCGAGCGCAGGCCGATGAAGTCGGCCTCGTGCTGGTTCTGCAGAGTGACGCGCGGGTCGGGGAAGTAGTTCCACGGATCGACGTTCACGGGAATGTTACCGTCGTGGCCGTAGTAGGTCGCGACCGGCGAGATGCCGTAGCGGTTCTGGTCGAGCGTGATCTGATAGAGCAGGCGCTCGTAGCCGACCCGGCGCATGTTGTTGGATAGCTCGGCCTCGATGATCCGCGCCGCGAGCCGCGAACTGGTGCGTCGCGCCGGGTAGATCTTGAACGCCGGCATCCCTCCAAAGATCGCGAGGTTGTAGGTGCAGCGGACATCGCAGATCGCGCGCGAGTACGGCGTGCGGATGACGTCGATGATGCGCGGCTTTTTCCGTCGGCCCTGCTTGGTGCTGGCCTGCATGCGCTCGACCGTCGCGGTCGGCACGTAGAGATCGTGGGTCTGGTCGGCCTCGGACCATGCGTCGTAGCGCTTGCTGATCATCTCGTGGCTCAGCTGGAAGCACTCGCCGACGTAGTCCACGATGTCCTGCTCGATGTCCACGGGGAGGGCGGCGGCGGCGTTCTTGTTCATCGTGAGCATGTTGCTCACGGTCTCGGCCGACCGCGGAATGTCCCCCTCGCCCAGGATCGCGATGTAGTCGCCGAAGTTCGCGTCTGGCCCCGGCGCATCGGCGTCAGGAGCGTCCTTATCGGGCTGGCCGACGTCGTCGCTGGCGACATCGATAGTCGCCTTGTCCGACGTCAGCGGGTTCCAGCTTTGGCGTATTTCGCGGCCGTCGGCGCGCACCGCGCGGACCTGGGCCATCTGCTGCGCGACCTCCTGGCGGCCCAATGCGAGGATATCGGCGGGATCGGTGTGCGGGCCCAGGGTGTCCGATACGGTCTCCCAGCCGCGGCGGATCGGCAGCGCCCTGGACAGCGCCGTGGACAGGTCGGCGTCGCCGGGAATGGTCGGCGTCACGAACTTGGACATATCCGACTGGTCGCCGGTCGCGGGTACGGCGAACGGATCCACGACACGTGTCGGCATGATTTACGGCACTCCGGGTAGCGGCCCCGGGGCGGCACTGTACACCAAGTCTATGAAACGGCTAAACTCCCGTTCGCCGGGCCGCCCGCGTGCCGTTTGTCGGGATCTTCCCTCGACCCGCCATGCGCTGCTTGTCTGGCGCACCCCCCGCTGTCCAGGGGCTCATCGCTGGGACTCCTTGGCCGGTCGGATCTCGCCCTCGGGATCGCCGCTTTCCCTCCAGGTGGGCGGCCATTCCGGGGGCGGGGTGTCGAAGCGAAGGTGCCCTCGTTCCATGGACACCTTCGCCCGCGACGCAAATCGCGTGCTCGGTCAAGTCACGACATGCCGCGCCTCCCCTGGTCGTTGCGCTTGCGGAGATGTTTGCGCCATCGCCGCCGCTCGAACCAGTCCAAAAGCATTAGCTGACCGGCGCCGGCCGCGACGCCGAGAGCGAAGCTCCAGCCGCTGAAGTCGCTCATTCCAATGCGCGCCAGATCAACCGGCCGGGCACGCCGGGCACGATCTCGTCGCCGCAGCTGCCGATGTCGCGGCCGGCGTCGATGCGCGCGACATGCGCCAGCAGCAGCGCCTTGACGTGGGGTGAGATCGGTTCGTCGGACACCGCGACCTCGATGTCGATCAACAGACGGCGCGTGACCATCGTTTCCCTATGCCTTGATCGGCTTGTCTTCGCCTTCGGCAGTAATAACACTACGTGGGCGGCGCCGCGTCTTGCTCCACGCCAAGGCTTCCCTGGCGTCGGCCAGCAGCTTGTCGGCCTCTTCGATCTGCTGGCGCACACGCTCGCGCAAGGTGCCGGCTTCGGCGAGCTTGATGTTCCGGGTCATGTGCGTGGCGCCAGACCGAGATGCTGCGCCCGCTTGAAGCGCGAGCAGCCGGTGCAGTCGTGGAGCTTCTCGACGGCGGCGATGGTCCGGGTCGCCGACCACGCCATGCAGGCACGGCCGTCGTCGCGGAAGCCGGGGGCGCGCGCCGTCGCCTCGCCATCGGTCCAGCAGGCGGCGCGCTCGCTCATTCGCCGTTGGGCCGCGCAATCGCGCGGATCAGCCACATGAAGCCGGTCTGGATCTCGGTGCGCGCGATGGCCACGGACCGCGCGTTGACGCCCGGCGTGTTGTGCGCTTCCTGGACAAGCTCAAGCACTTCCTTCTCGCACGCCTTGATCTTGTTGATGATCGCGATCTCCTGCGTGGACAAGTCGCGATAGCCGCTGATCTGCTTGTGCTGATTGTCAACCATGTCTGTCGTCCTCCGGGTGATCGTCTAGCGTCGCCGGCTCGCACACCGTGCGCCGGCCCTGCGCAAGGCACATCGTGCAATAGAGTGCGCCGTCGATCTCGACCGGCTTCGGCCGGGTGCAGCCGCGCGGGCAAACCACGTCGTCAAGATCAGCCAAGCGGGTCATCGGTCAGCGTCTCCCCGTCGTCGTCGTAGGCTTCGGTGGTCTCGCCGGGCTCGCGCACGTCGTTGAGCCGGGCTTCCAGGCCGCGGGTCCACAGGCCATCGTCCATCACCACCATCGGCGGCATCTCGCTGGCGGCCAACATAAGAGCCGTAACGCAATCGTCGTACATGCCCATCGGCGCTGAATAGCGCACCTTGCCGGTCGGGAGAATATCGTAGGTGAACGCCTCAAGCTCCTGCCACAGGAAGGTAAGATCGAGATGGGCTTCGGCGCCAATGATAGGAGGAGGGACATGGCACGCCCCGCTCTCGATCAGGCTGGCCAAGTTCTGGGTCATGAACGCCTTGCGCTCGTTGTTGAACTTGACCCCGGTCATCGGGATGCCCTGGCCGGCGAGCGCCTCGTAGAGCACCTCGCCGGGGCCGGCGATGTCCATGATCATCTTGCCGCGGAAGCGCGTCAGGAAATTCTTGATGCGCATCAGCATGGTGTGCCACGGCAGATCCTTGAAGCGCTCGAACCCGACGACGGCGTTGTTCTCATCGAGCGCCAGCAGCACCGTCCAGTCCGAATGGCGGCCGATGTCGATCCCGATCCGGCAGTTGGCGGCCTGGGGCTTGAGCTTGTGCCCCTGCGAGCGCGTGCGCATCGCGCTCAGCCCCTTGAACACCATGCCGCCGGTGTCGAGGAACTCGGCCATGAACTCCTGGTTGAACATATCTTCCGGGAGTTCGATCTTGAGCCGGTCGAGTTCCTCGACCGGGATATAGGGATTGTCGTAGGTCGAGAAGCGGAAGCTCTTCCACAGGTTGGTGGCGCCCTCCGGGGTCTGCCGCGGCAGGCCGCGCAGGTACATCTTGTGGAACGCGTTCTTGCCCTTGGGCG